TTTATCCTCTGTGAAAATAATCTCGTTGCCTAACGCCTTTTCTTTATCCGTGAAAATCTTATTGGTAAACTCCTGTGAGAATTGCACGGCTAAAGGCTCTAGGACGTTTTCCCAAAAGCTGGCCCAGGCTGTAGCATCGAATTTAGACTTTATAATGTCATCATTCAAACCAAAATAACGATAAATTTCTGCTCTTACAAAATCCATCTGCTCACTATTGGCCGTTTCGATTTGACTGTTTATTTGTTGATAAGAAGCAGATTTATCTAGTATAGCCGTGCCCGTTCCATTAGTAGCACTAGTAAATTTTTCATTGAAATCTTCTAGGATTTTCTGCTTATCATCAGGTCTAGCAATACCGTTAATTTGAATAATTCCCCTCAGCTTCATACAATTCTTTACAGCATTTTCCAGAGCTTGCTTTACTGAATTTAAAATCCTTAATGGACGTGATAAAGCCGTATTGTCATTGCCTAGAATATCGTGATTATTGAAAAATCTACGTAGGTGTATCAGGTCTTTATAAGCTATCGTTTCCGTTCCTTGATTGAATTGAAATTTTACAAAGACCTCTCCTGATATCTCACGTAATTCAAAATTCAAGTATGACAATGGATAAAGGCCTATAACATTGCCTTTTTCATCTGTTTTGATTTTGATAAACACATTATTATCTGAATAGAGCATAGACACGATTTTATACAAAAAATCATAACTACTCATATACTCATTCGGGCGATGATTTAACAGTTGCTCTAAAGCGTCATCTGCTTTTTTCGTTTGGTTATCATATCGGATAATATGATGTATCTGCAACTTTGCCGCATTCCTAGCAATTGTATCAATACACGTTCTTATAGTAGCATCGTTATAGTCATCTTTCGCATTCGGCAAGAAATAGTTGTCATAGCTGGTTAACATCTTAAATTGTGTTGATGCTATATTTTGTTGCTCATTTTTTCCAAAAATCGTCTGTAACATGTTCCTTATTTCCAAAGTATCACCCTCTTTAAATCAAGTTTTGATAATTCTCTATATCGTTATAGTAGACGGTCAAAGCGTCAAGTAACGCCATAGCCGAGTCATCCCTTAGTTTGTCATTCCTGTTTTTGGTTGTGTTATAGTTGCCGTTGCTGTCCTGCTCCACCATCAAATTAAGCAGACACCATTTTAATAATTGATTATCATTATAGACAATGTTCTGATTTTTAAAATCTGACTTCATATTTTGCAATGGGATGGATAAGGTTTTAGCCCCTTGAGCGATGGGAATAAGGGTATCTTTTCCGTATATTTGCCCTAGCTCATCAACTAGATAATTCGCGCTCCATCGGTCATAGCCTATTTTATAAAGATACAAGTCATATTTTTCTTGTACCTCCTGAAACCACATAGCTACATCATGATAATCTATCTTATTACCACTACAAAGCCTTAACCATCCTTTCTGCTTCCATATATCATATGGCACATTATCCTGTTGTATATGTTGCTCATAGGATTCAGCAGGCATCCATGCCATAGATAACACATAAATATGCTTATCGTTTGGTATCTGATACAGGATACACGCGCTTGTAAGGTCGTTTACCTGAGACAGGTCAAAACCTCCTATACCGTATCTAGGCTTTTGTTCCATAATATCAAACATTCCTGTATTGCTTATATCTTCGATACTAAAGTAATGTTGTTGTCCTGTCTGTGGTAAATCGAAAAATTTCGTCAGGATGTCCTTTTTCTTTCCTGCATCGTCTTTAGCCCTTTGTACGTCCTCCGCCAGTTTCTCTAGGCTCCGTATCTCCCCTAGCCCTGGGTTAGCCTTTATCCATGTATCAGGGTTTGTCCATTCCTCTGCACTATCTAGCTTGTAAATAAAAGGTAGTCGCCTTTCATCATGATATCCTTTAGCATCGGTATACCCTGCTATAATGCGTTGATACTCATCTATCTTCGCATCATACAAACCATTTCTAACAAAACCTGCTGTACTTGTAAGTATGATTAAGGGTTGTTTTCTAGCTCCTGTTGAGTCCTCCATCACATCATATAATGACGAATTTTTATAGGCGTGTATTTCATCAAGAAAAACCACAGAACTATTTAAACCATCTAGTGTACTTGAATCTGACGATAAAGGTTTAAATATCCCGCCATTGAGATTACAAGAAATATCTGCTACATGACATTTACAATAAGCTCTTAGGGCTTCACTCTTATGCACCATATCTACAGCTGATTGCCACAATATTTTTGCTTGCTCTTTCTTTGTGGCTGCACTATATATTTCTGCTTGGGGTTCATTGTCACATATCAGCATGTATAAAGATATCATCCCTGCAAGCGTACTCTTTGCATTTTTTCGCCCAACAATCAAACACACTTCCTGATATTGGCGTAAACCTTCGTCATCGACAAAACCAAATACAGCAGAAAGTAAAGCCTTTTGCCATAGCATCAGGTTTACCATAGGATTCCCTTTCACTTTCGGCAGGTGTATAAAACGTTCGCAAAAATCTATAACCCTATTTGCCTTATCTGCATCATAATGATACTTTTTTTCAGGATGATAGAGATTGTTATACAAATGTTGGCAAACTGTCCTTATCTCATAACAAGCGTTTATTTTCCCGTCCTGTATGGCGTGATAATATTTAGCTATAGGCGATTGCTCTAATACTTTATTCATCACTTACCGCCCTTGTTAAGCAGGAAATTGGCTAGTTCATCCTTTGCCGATTGCTTGCACTCTCCTGCTGGTAGCTCATTAAGCAACAACTTTAGACTTGTGTTATATGTTTTCATGGTTGCATTGTAGACCTGTATCGCGCTTGATGGCTTATATCCCCATTGGTTAGCACCGTTTTGATATTTCTCTACCGCTCCACGCTCCTTTATCAATCTCTGCAACTCCTGCAAAGTGACAGACATGAACGCCACATTCTCAATCAAATTATTTACCGCTGTCATTTTTTCAGCACTTAACCCTGCAAAGATTTTCTTCAATCTTCGATACTCTTTTTTGACTTCTTTCTCTTTTTCCTCTATCGTCACGCTTTCCACCTCCGTTAAATTTTGTTAATAAATCTTTAATATTATCCACACCAGCTATAAAATTCACCCATCGATTAAATCATAGAGGGAGTGCGGTTTTCCTTCGTGAAAAATTTTTCTGCATATAGGGGGGATTAGGTCTGTTTAAACGCTTCCACTAAATACAATCTGTTTAGGTAGCATGTTACTGCATACGTAAATAGATTGATAAGCGGCTTTACCTACCTTTCCATCTTCCCCTCTGATAAACTGCGCTCTACCTTTTGGAATCAAAAGTTGTATATTGTTCTTTGCAAACAAGTCCCATCTGCATTTAGCATCAAACAATCCTGTATAATTAGCGACCATTGCCCACGGTTTTCCTAATTCGTAAAGTCTTTTATATACATCCGTTCTTTTAGAAAATGGAGGATTTGACACAATAACATCATAGTGTGTTGTCGGCTCATAACTAAAAAAGTCTTGGCCAGTCTTTATGTGGGAATAAATCACTTGATTTGTTTTGGATAGCACTTTTACGAATGCACTTTCACTAGTATCGAATGGACACCAAATTACTTGATTAGGTTTTATAAATGGCTGTACCACTTCTACCAATGCAGGAAGCGTATACCACTCATTACTATCGTTATGCTTACTGATATTAAATAAAGTACTGTTTATTTTGCTCACCTTCTATTTCGCTCTCTGATTTCCTCTATGCGCTCCATAACTGCATCAGGAATACTTACTACATTTCCCTCGTTATCAAAACTGACAGAGCTACCTGCTAAGGTACTGTGTATTCTATCGTGACACAACTTACATACTAAAATAAGGTTAATAGGGTTCAAAGTAACATTCACATCATTTATATTTTGCTCTGTTATCCATATTACATGATGTACTATCTTTCCTTGTTTTCCGCAACATTGACATATTCCAAAATCTCTGTTAAATATATAATCTCTTACGTCCTGCCATTGCTTACTTTGATAAAATGACTTAGCAAATTTCCTAGCCATCAAACCACCTTGCCTGATATTTCATACAAAAATAGAGATAGTTCTTTTTCTATCTCTACTGTTAATACAATATTTTCTTTTGTTTTTGTTCTTATGTTATCGGCCAAATTTTGGCCAATAAGTTAATCTGTTGCATCATCTAGCAGATTAAGTTTCAGTTTCTCAATGATGTCTTTCTGTGTCTTTATCTTGTAATTTTGCTTGTTATACATCGTATCATACCTATAATCTTGTATCTGCTGTTGATGGATATTTAGATATTGTTCTTTGATAAGTATATACAGGTCTATGATATAATCCTTGAATTTGGGGAATTCCTGCAATAGTTCCATTAATGTATCATCTATATTATCCGATTCCTTTAGCACGTGCCTAAAATAACAATTTAGCTTTATTCGCCTGTTGTTCATTCGTTTACACCTTGCATTATGTTATTCGTAATACCATCCACGATATTATTAACTTGCTCTGAAATGTGTTTCCTTGTAACGTGCAAGCCTTTTGTTTTAGCTAATTTCTCCAGCTCTGAAAAGCTGTAATTATAGAGATAATAACCTAGCAGGAGTAGTCTATCATGCTCTGATAACTTGCTTATTTCTGAATCGATGAGAATAAAGTCATCTATCGTTTTGCTATGTTGGTGCAACTGGTTGTAATTTTGCACCAAACGAATAACCACACGATTATTTATAGATTTAGTTAAATCACATAATGCAAACTGATTGCTTAATAGATGCTTTTCTGCTTCCTGCTCTCTCTGTTTTGCTGTCTCATAGTCCTCTTTTACATCCCTTAATTTTATCCCTGCGGCCTTGCAAACGGCCTTATATACCGTTGTATTGTGATAGTTCCTCCTGAGCAATATCTGCTTTACTTCTTCCGGCGTGTAAAATTTATAATCCATCTGCTATCACCTGTATCCTTTGTTTTTCTTTCTCGATTTGTATCTTACGAATTTCAGGAATTATCTTTTTAGATAAATCAAGATTGAAATATTTTTTAAACACCTTAATTTTCATAAGTAAGGCTTCCTCTAAAGTATCAAATACACCAAACGAACGGCTTCTTTTACCGTCAACATTGACATTAAGAGAAAATTTATATTTAAATAATTTTTTTGTGTTGACAAGCCAAATATTTGTATAGCCTGATTGACTATTTGAACTAATTCTCCTATTCCTGTTATTATCCTGTACTGTACAAATACGCAAGTTTTTTCTTGTATTATCACGCTTATTATTTGATAAGTGGTCTACTACTAATCCATTTGGTGGATTCATCAAAAATCTGTGCATATAAATTTTTGTTCTGCTATGTGTTTTTTTGGATTCATGGGTACAAACATAGCCATTAGATTTATCAACGTACCATTTATATTTACTTACTTTTGGAAAGTCCGCCTTTGATACTTTATAAATTATCGTCAGCTTCTTATTTAATTGCTTGAATTTTTTCATTTTCTTTACCTGCCTTTGCTTAATACCTTTTGTATTCTCTTGATACATTGAATAATCCTCATAGCCTGATAGAAAGAATAAATACCAAATGATAAAGCTAAAAATATATACATCGTCACCACCTCATTGGTTTTAATTCTTCATCACTCTTTCAATAAAAAAATAGAGCAGATAAGGAAATATATTTGTCGTTGCTAGAGTAAGAAATTATAGGCCTCCCGATTTTAGGCAACAAAAAAGCACCTGCATTTTCTGCAAGTGCTATAGATATCGTTATGGAATTTACTTTACACCACATATATAAAAAGCTCTTACCGATTAAGGTAAGAGCTTTTTTGTGCATCATATGTTGTTTTAGGCTTCTTCTACAGTTTCCGCTATGCTTTTTATATCTTCTTTTTGTGGCTTATCTTTATTTGTTGTCCCTGTCTGCTTTTCCAGCTCCTCTACCACAGCTTTTTGAATACCCTTAATCTGCTTTGCACCGCTATCGAATAACTGGGGAACTCCTTTCGCTCTCTCTAGCAGGGTTTTAAGTTTTGCCAAATCATCTTGAACCTTTTCGATAGTGTTTAATCTTTTATCTATATCCGTTGTACTTGCTACGGTGCTGGTAATGTCCTTTAAGTTTTCTAAAAAGCCGTTGTATCCTTTCCAAAATGTCTCTACACTTTCTAGGTCTTTCTTTGCCTTCCTCTTTTGTTTCGCGGCCTCTTTGTTTTTGGTATCGTTAGCATCAGGATGGAGTTTTGCATAATACTTGAGGTATTTCCTAACCATTGATTCGGAAACATTCATGTATTCGGCTATTTTTGTGTTAGGCCAGGTCTTTAATTTATCCTTGTTTTTTCCTGTCATATGAATAGGATTCCCATCTGCATCAAGCAGGATTTTTGCAGATAAAGTATAGGCAATTTCTGCATTTTCGGCCATTGTCATAGGCGTTTTGTTATTCCCCTGAATGGCGTAAGAACGTAAAGCATCAAATCTTTGTTCCTTTTCTGATGCACCAGTAAATATGTTCTTTGCTTCATCACACATGATGGTGCTAAAGCCTAACGTTTGTGCTACTGCATAACGGTTATGGCCATCAATGATACCGTATTTTGCGCCGTTCGCTTTCGTCTTTTCTTCCTGCGTCAGTTCAATAATACGAATAGGCTCATTGTTCCTGCCTGCTTCCTTCATGGATTGAAATAAAGCAAAGAGACTTTCTGCATAAGAGGATAGCTCTTTGTTGTCACCTACAATAGCAGATACCTGTTCACCAAGGTCTTTATAGGTTACAGGGTTCTCCTGACTTTCCTCTGTCTTTTCCTTGTACAGGGATAACAGGTTATACATTTTGGATGCCGATTCACTTCTAACGTTTGTGGCCTGAATAACAGTAGGATTGATGTCTTTAAGCGATACTGTTTGCATTTTTCTTACCTCCTGTAAAAAATGTACCTGGTGCGAAATTTCGCCTGCCACCATTATATCACAAAAAATGATAAAGAAAAGTAGATTTTTCGCATTATGATATATAATCTAGAAACAATTTGCGCATACGCTTAGATGGGAGATACATCCTTACTTTTTCGCCATTCCTGATTGCAGACCTGAAAACAAATTGAATTAACACAGACAACGCCCATTTATCTTCATCTGTCTCTATCCCCTGCTGTTGAAAGTATTTCTTTAGTATGGGATTCAAAAATAGATTCACGCCATACATAATAAAATGTCTATCCTGATATCGGTTTGTTGCTCTAGCATTACATGCAAGGAACGTGCTTTTAGAGCCTTCAAATTTTATTATATTTTCTTTATTTTTATGGGTAGTATTTTCTTTATTTTTGTAGGTAGTCCAAATCAAATCATCAGTATCACACTTGAAATAATTCTTCCTCACCGCTCTGAGTGCATTATTAAGCAATTTAACGTTTTTTATTGAACCTGTCTTTCTTTTATACCATGATTTACATAAATCTGTTCTACCGTCACCAATATTGTTATATTTGCGTTCTTGGTTACGTGTCCTGTTATCTTTCCTGTTGTCTTTATCTCCTATGATATCAAACAGATTTTTGTCTATTTTCCTAGGTGTATATTGGGTTAGTGTATGCGTTTTGCTATCTAAGCTGTATTTCTGATATGGTACATTGTGATATTTCAGATAATAAGCCATAATTTGACAGTCGAACATATAAGTTAAAATATACGTTTCATTAAATAAGGAAAATATCTGATATGGAAAATTCCAAAAGAAAGCCTTTGGTTCATCTTTTTCCGTGTATGCATAAAGGTTGTCGTTCAAAGCACATCTTTTGTATTCATCGAATTTTCCTGTATAGCTTTTATCAGTCCAAATAACTTTATTGTCGTTATCAAGTGTTGCGTGTTTATCTAGGATGTCTTCATAATCTGACTTTGTGATAGGACATTCTTTCACCACATCTAAAACTTCATCGATTATCAAAATATAGTTTCTTTGATTCAGCAAAGTAATTATATTCTCATTGATTAATCGAAATAGTGCATGAGTGGTGCAAATGTTTTTGTTCTCAAATATCAAATCTAGAAATGCCTGTGTCTTTTTAAATTCACTCTTGATATCAAATTCCGGTTCAACAAACTTGCACGATTTCGGCAACAGAGTGAAATTGTTCATCTCTCTCTTCACGCGCTTAATCTCATCCAAATACGGAGTCACATATATAAAACGGATATCATCATCCTTTTGTAGTTCTTCTTGCATCTGCTTAATAATGTATGTAGTCTTTCCTGCTCCGCAAATATCATCTATTACGTTTAACATAATTACATCATCCTTTTTTACAATTACCAGTTTCTATCTATTAAATATTTCTTCAATCATATTATATTTGTAAATTCAATATTTAATAAAGCAAAGTTGTCACAGCCTAACCCTATGTAAATTTGTTCCCTTTTCCACCTGCTTTATTTGATTGTCATCATCGTTTCACGATGGATAAAATCAATAAAAAGCCAATATAAAATAATATAAGCAAATAATATCAAATAGGAAAATGGTTTTTTTTAAAACCCATGTTTTTCACGAAAGTCAATAATATCAACGTTTTAAATACCATTCTCTTATAATAAGGAAACCTATATATAAACAATAATAATAATAGATATTTTGCTATCTGTATTTATTGAAAGATGGATTTGTTTTTTGTGTGAAAAAGGTAGCGTAGCAAAAAGTTTCATCTCTTTGCTTTAAGCAAAGAGGGAAACATTTTGCGGGAGCTACAAAGACACTCTGCTTATCTGTTCTGACGTAGGAAGAACAGGAAGCAGACGTGTCTTTTCCTAAACAAATTGTTTAGCTTGACAGCAGGAAACTTTC